ACCAGCAGCAGGAGCAGACGAAATGCTTGTTCTTATGGGTGCTTATTAAAATATAAAGTACAACTCTAAACTATAGATTAACACGCTCTTAACTGAGCGTGTTTTTCTTTTTAAATTGTGTTATACTTAGGGACTACTTTGGATTTTGCAAAGTACTCAACTAGTTTTTATCATGAAAGGTAAATAAATGTCAGAAACCGTATTCTCTTTTCGTCTATCAGATGAATTTGTAAATAAATATAACAATGTTCCAGCACCATTTGGATTCCAAGATGCAGGATCAAACTCTTTAGGAGAGATTACATTTATTCGTACTTATTCTCGTGTTAAAGAAGACGGAACTAAGGAACGCTGGCATGAAGTTTGTCGTCGTGTAATTGAGGGCATGTATTCAGTTCAGAAAAACCATGCTAAGGATAATCGTCTACCTTGGAATGATAACAAAGCACAGAAGTCTGCACAAGAAGCATTCCAGAGAATGTTTGAGTTAAAGTGGACTCCACCAGGTCGTGGTCTATGGGCATTTGGTACACCAATGACTATGGAGAAGCGCAACTCAGCATCCCTTCAAAATTGTGCAATGGTTTCTACTCGTGACATTGATCGTAATGACCCTGGTGCATTATTTGCCTGGGTAATGGATGCATTAATGTTGGGTATTGGAGTTGGATTTGATACCCTTGGACAAGACAAGCAAATGTCTATTTATGCTCCTACTGAGCCAGCATCTATTTATGAAATTCCAGATACTCGTGAAGGCTGGGTAGAGTCTGTACGCCTTTTGATTAACTCATTCCTACGTCAGAATCAACCTATTCAGCAGTTCAACTATGACCTCATCCGTCCTCTAGGAGCCCCTATTAAGGGCTTTGGCGGGGTAGCCAGCGGTCCAGCACCTTTGATTGATCTCCATACACGCATTCGCAATGTAGTTGGCTCTAGAGCAGGAGAAGCACTTGATAGCCGTGCAATTGTAGATATTGTAAACCTTATTGGCACATGCGTTGTTTCTGGCAATGTTCGCCGTTCTGCAACTCTTGCATTAGGTACTGCAGAAGATGATGGTTTTATTAATCTCAAGAACCCAGAAGTATTTCCAGAAAGAAACTCATATGATCCAGCAAAACCAGGTTGGGCATGGATGAGTAATAATTCTATTGCTGCTGAAGTTGGAACAAAATATGAAGACTATGTTGATCTAATTGCAGACAATGGAGAGCCAGGTTTTATTTGGCTTGGAGTTGCTCGTGATTATGGTCGTCTTGCAGATGCACCAGATTACAAGGATGCTCGTATCATGGGGTTCAATCCCTGTGCAGAGCAACCACTTGAATCTTATGAACTTTGTACTCTTGTAGAAGTTCACCTTAACCGACATGATTCAAAAGAAGATTTCTTAAAGACTCTTAAGTTTGCATATTTGTACGGCAAGACTGTTACCCTTATGCCAACACATTGGCCAACTACAAATGGTATTATGCAACGCAATCGCCGCATTGGTACATCTCTTACAGGTATTGCTTCATTTGCCGATGAAAATGGTTTGCCAACTACCCGTGAATGGATGGATGAAGGCTATCACAAGATTCGCTACTACGATCATAAGTATTCAGAGTGGCTATGTGTTCGTGAATCAGTTCGTGTAACAACAGTTAAGCCATCAGGATCTGTTTCACTTCTTTCTGGTGCAACACCTGGAGTTCACTGGGGACCTGGAGGAGAGTTCTATCTTCGGGCTATTCGTTTTGGTGATACCGATCCAATGCTTCATTTGTTTAAAGCGGCGGGATATAAAGTTGAACCAGATCTAGTATCAGCAAATACTCAAGTAGTATATTTCCCAGTAGCATCTGGACACAAACGTGCAGAGAAGCAGGTCAGCCTATTTGAAAAGATTGGTTTGGCAGCAACTGCTCAGAAGTATTGGTCAGATAATGGTGTTTCTGTAACACTCTCATTTGATAAAGAAACTGAAAAGAAGTTTGTAGCGCCAGCACTAAACATGTATGAGGGCCAGTTAAAGGCAGTTTCTTTCCTTCCAATGGGAGACAAGGTTTATCCTCAGCAGCCTTATAGTGAGATTACTCGTGAAGAATACAACGCATATGTAGGCAAGATTGGTAAAATTGACTGGTCTGCTATTTATGATGGAGTAGAAAACCTTGAGGCTGAAGGCGAGAGTTATTGCTCCACAGACGCATGCGAGATCAAGTTTTACTAAACTCTTGGTAGTCTAACTACTAATCTAATAGGAATATGGTATACTGATGGTTATGGATTCTTTAATCAACCCCGAAACTGGCGAGCCAATTGTCAAAAATGTACGTAGACAAGTTATTGAAAAGAAGTATAACTGGGGTCTATATGTGTACAAGAAATCAACTGGCAAGTGGTTTACTGACGGAGAAGGCAATGTTCTAAACATTGAGGCAATGCGTAATGACTTGTCAAAAATTGCAGAACTTAAAGCAGCAGCCAAGCATTATGGTGATGAAGGCGACGGGGAAGCAGTATTTGTTCCTGGACTTACCAGAATTACAGATGAAGAACACTCAGAGCAAATGGATCGTATGAAACAAGGACTGATTCCATCTATGAACGATCTTGGTGCATGGCATGCAGCACAACAGACTCTCAACAAGGCAGGCAAGGAATCATTTAATGAATAACGAAGATTATCTAGAAGCCAGACTTGGTACAACAGAAAAACCAGAAAGCCAATTTAAAAATAGTGACCCATTTAATAAATCATGGGAAGAACTAAAAAATCTTGCAGGACTTGAAGATAATTTTAAACGTCGTATGACACGACAAGTAAATAAAGCAATGACACAAGAAGGCTACCTTGCAACTAATGCAAACATTGACCTTCTTAGCACCCCGTATCTTGATTCAGCAAATGCAGATCCAAAAGGAAGAGAAGACTCTGGATCAAAGGCAATTAATCCTGGTTTGGTATACCGAAATGGATACGGTCTTTTTGATGTAATCACACCACCGTATAACATGTATGAACTTGCTAATTTTTATGACACATCTTTTGCTAACCATGCTGCTATTGATGCAAAGGTAGAAAATGTTGTTGGTCTTGGTTACCGTTTTGATGTAACAGACCGTACAATGATGAGCCTTGAAAATAACGCAGACCAAGGTGCAACAGATCGTGCACGTAAGAGAATTGAAAGAGCAAAACTAGAACTTCGTGATTGGCTTGAGTCACTTAACGATGATGATAGTTTTACACGTACAATGGAAAAGATTTATACTGACCTTCAGGCAACTGGAAATGGTTACATGGAAGTTGGTAGAACAGTAAGTGGTGAGATTGGATATGTTGGTCATATTCCATCTACAACAATGCGTGTTCGTCGTATCCGTGATGGACACGTTCAGATCATTGGGCCAAAGGTTGTTTACTTCCGTAATTTTGGTGCTACAAATATTAATCCATTAACAGCAGATCCACGTCCAAATGAAATTATTCACTTTAAGGATTATTCACCACTAAATACATATTATGGTGTTCCAGATATTATTGCAGCGCTACCATCACTTATTGGTGATCAACTTGCTTCACAATACAACATTGATTATTTTGAAAACAAAGCGGTACCAAGATATGTAATCACTCTTAAGGGTGCTAAATTATCTGCTGATGCCGAAGATAAGATGTTTAGATTCTTGCAAACAGGACTAAAGTCTCAGTCACACAGAACTCTATATATCCCACTTCCTGGCGACAATGATCACTCTAAGGTTGAGTTTGATATGAAGCCAATTGAAAACGGTATTCAAGATGGATCATTTAAAGAGTATCGTAAGCAGAACCGTGATGATATTTTAATTGCTCATCAGGTTCCAATTTCTAAACTTGGTGGATCAGACTCTGGTATCGCAGCATCATTATCACAAGACCGTACATTTAAAGAGCAGGTTTCTCGTCCAGAGCAACAGCATCTTGAGAAGGTAATTAGCAAACTTATTAAGGAAAGAACTGATATTCTTCAGTTTAAGTTTAACGAACTTACTCTTACAGATGAGATTGCACAATCACAAATCCTTGAACGTTATGTTAAGAATCAGATTATGCTTCCTAACGAAGCCCGTGAAATCTTAGATCTTCCACAAGCAGATCATGGTGATACCCCGCTTGAATTAAGCCCAAGACAGGCTGCAGATTCAAGAGCAAATGGAAATCGTTCTAGAGATGCAGAGAGAACAAACAGCCAATCAGATGGCCCTGCAACTGTATCTGGACGTAATCCGAAGGGTGAAGGTAGAGCGTCTCAATAGTTGAGAAATCTACATAAACATTTGGTATAATGGAATACGATATGAACATAAATAAGGCTTTTTGGACCACTGACGGCGACAATGTTCGCTTATCAATGCCCTTTGGCAAAGTAGATATTGAAAAGAGAATTGTCTCTGGTTTTGCATCCCTTGACAATGTTGATAAGCAATATGACATTGTTACAACTGAAGCATCTTTGAGTGCTTTTGCAAAGTTCCGTGGAAACATTCGTGAAATGCATCAGCCTTCAGCAGTTGGCAAGATGATTTCATTTAAAGAAGAAAAATATTTTGATCCAGAATCAAAGAAGTTCTATAAGGGAATCTATGTATCTACATACATTTCTAAGGGCGCAAGCGATGCTTGGGAAAAAGTTCTTGATGGAACATACACAGGTTTTTCTATCGGAGGTAGAATGAACAAGTGGGATGATGCATATAATGAAGAACTAGATAAGGCAATCAGAATTATTAAGGATTATGATCTTGTTGAGTTGAGTCTTGTAGACTCCCCAGCAAATCAGTTTGCAAGTATTATGTCAGTTGAAAAAGT